TTCAACAACAAGCCACGCTTTGAGGTGAACAAGATCCACCTGTCGGTGATGCGGATCATCAACGAATACCGCAACAACCGCATCACGGTGGACTTCGTGAGCAAGGACGGCACGTCAGACGATAAGCTGGCCGACACCTGTGACATGCTGTTCCGTGCAGATGAGCAGGACAGCGGTGCTGACGAAGCCTATGACAACGCATTTGAAGAAGCGGTTGGCGGTGGCTTTGGCGCTTTCCGTCTGCGCACTGAATACGAAGATGAGTATGACGAAGAGAACGAAAACCAGCGCATTCGGATCGAACCGATCTATGATGCTGACACAACGGTTTTCTTTGATCTAGACGCCAAGCGCCAAGACAAGTCTGACGCCAAGGTGTGCTTCGTCCTGACCTCCATGACGCGGGATTCCTACCGTAAAGAGTTTAACGACGATCCAGACACATGGCCGCACGAAATTCACCAGAATGAATTTGATTGGTCAACGCCTGACATGATCTTCATTGCCGAGGTGTTCCGCGTTGAGGAAGCATCGGAACTGATCCGCACGTTCCAATCTATCGACGGCGAAGAAACCCGTTATAGCGAGAAAGACTTCGCTGACGATCCAGAACTTGAGAACATGCTGACGGCTACGGGTCAGGTTGAGGTGCGCCAGAAGCGCGTGAAGCGCCGCAAGGTGCATAAGTATATCATGAGCGGCAACGGCATCTTGGAAGACAGCGGCTACATTGCTGGCACTGAAATCCCGATTGTGCCTGTTTACGGAAAGCGCTGGTATATCGACAACATTGAGCGTTGCATGGGCCACGTTCGCATGGCCAAAGATGCGCAGCGCCTTAAGAACATGCAGCTATCCAAGCTGGGCGAAATCTCTGCGCTGTCCACGACCGAAAAGCCGATCTTCGCAGCCGAGCAAGTCGCTGGCTATGAGATCATGTGGGCTGAGGACAACCTGAAGAACTATCCGTATCTGTTGATCAACACCATGACGGATGCGAACGGCAACGAGGCGTTGGCTGGCCCGGTGGCTTACACCAAGCCGCCACAAATCCCGCCTGCACTGGCTGGCCTGTTGCAGATCACTGAGCAGGACATCAACGATCTGTTGGGCAACCAGCAGGCCGGGGAAGAGATGGTTTCCAACATCTCTGGCAAGGCTGTGGAGTTGATCCAAAGCAAAATCGACATGCAGACCTACATCTACATGTCGAACATGGCGAAGGCTATCAAGCGTTGCGGTGAAATCTGGCTGTCTATGTCACGCGATGTCATGGTCGAATCGGGCCGCAAGCTAAAGGGCATCGGATCGCAAGGTCAGATGTCCACGGTTGAACTGGCCAAGCCTGTCTTGAATCCAGACACTGGCGCTGTGGAATATGAAAACGACCTGAGCAAAGCCAAGTTTGACGTTGCGGTTGAGGTCGGGCCATCGTCGGAATCCAGACGCGCCGCCACTGTTCGGTCGTTGATGGGCATGATGCAACTGGCAACCGATCCAGAGACGCAGCAAGTGCTTGGCTCGATGGCGATGCTGAACATGGAAGGCGAAGGCATCTCTGATGTGCGCGACTTCTTCCGCAATCGTCTGATCAAGATGGGCGTTGTTAAGCCGACCGCAGAAGAACAACAGGCATTGCTGGAGGAACTGCAACAGGCGCAGTCGCAGCAGCAGCCAGATCCGCAGGCGCAGTATCTGCAAGCAGCGGCAATGGAAGCGCAGGCCAAAGCGGGTCAGGCGCAGGCCAACACAGCATACACCTTGGCACGGGCTGAAGAGACCAAAGCCAAGACCGTTGAGACGCTCGCTGGCATCCAGCAGAAAGAGCGCGAAAACGTAGTGAACACGGCGAAGGCACTTCAAGAAGTGGTATCGCCCGGAATGCGGCAACCGCCCAGCCGCACATTCTAATGGGTGAGAATTGAACGAGGATCGAATGGACGAAGAAAAGGCAGAACTAGACGACGATCTAGATGAAGTTGAGGAGCCGGAAGTCGAAGAACCTGAAGAGGAAGAAATCGACACTGAGGCCGAGACCGAAGAAGACGATGTTGTTGTCAGCATAAATGGGGAATCGCCTGACCCCGAAGACGAAAAGGAAGTTAGCGCTCCCGGCTGGGTGCGTGATCTTCGTAAATCATATCGTGAGGAAAAGCGTCGAGCGAAAGACCTTGAGCAGAAGGTGCAGCAGCTGGAGCAGCGGACACAACCCGCGCAACAGCCACTAGGCCAGAAGCCCACGTTAGATTCGGTCGACTACGACACCGAGCGATATGAAACGGCACTTGCGGCGTGGTATGAAAAGAAGCGCCAGCATGACGATAGGCAACTATCCGTCCGGGCTGAACAGGAAGCTGTTCAGAAAGGATGGGAGAAGAAGCTGGAAGGGTATCATTCTGCGAAAGCAGATTTGAAGGTCAGGGACTATGACTTCGCAGAAGAAGTTGTTCAGGACACCCTAAGCGTCATGCAGCAGGGAATGATCGTGCAAGGTGCGGAGAACCCCGCGTTGCTCGTTTATGCTCTGGGCAAGAACCCAAAGAAAGCGAAGGAACTTGCCTCAATCACCGATCCCGTAAAGTTCGCCTTTGCGGTGGCCAAGTTGGAGACCAATTTGAAAGTCACAAATCGCAAGGCGTCATCCACGCCGGAAAAGAAGATCAGCGGCACGGGCCGTCCTTCTGGAACGGTAGACGGCACCCTAGAACGGCTGAGAGCAGAAGCTGAACGCACTGGGAACTACACGAAAGTGACCCAGTATAAGAAGCAGAAGCAATCGGCATAAACCCATAAAGGACATGCCAAATGGCAAACTCGTTTTCCAAAGAAGAGCGCGTAGCGTTCGAAGACATCCTCTCAGGCTTCAACGATGCACTTGTTTTGTCGTCGCTTGTGATGAAATACAACACTAACGGCCAACAGATGGAGCGTTCGTCGGACACCATCTGGCGCCCTGAACCCTACATTGCCCAGTCGTTTGACGGTTCGGACGCTACGTCCAACTTCAAAGACTCGACCCAGCTTGCTGTGCCTTCGACCATTGGCTACCAGAAGCACTCGACGGCTCTGCTGACCGCAAAAGAACTGCGCGACCAGTTGCAAGAGAACCGTCTGGGTCAGGCTGCTGCTCAGAAGCTGGCTTCTGACATCAACGTGGCCGTTCTGACTGTGGCTTCTAACCAAGGCACTATCGTTTCCAAGCGCACCACCGCTGCATCGGGCTTCTCCGACATTGCAGAAGTTGATGCTCTGATGAACGAGCAGGGCGTGATGATGACTGACCGCAACTATGCGCTGTCCAGCCGCGACTACAACGGCATGGCTGCTGACTTGGCTGCACGTCAGACCATGATCCAAATCCCGACTGAAGCCTATCGCCGCGCCTACGTTGGCGAAGTTGCTGGCTTCCAGACCTACAAGATGGACTATGCAAACCGCTTGACGGCGGCTGCTGGCACCACTGTGACGGTCAACGGTGCCAACCAATACTACACTCCCAAGGCTACCTCGACGGCCGCGACGGGTGAAGTATCGAACGTTGACAACCGCTACCAAAGCCTGACCATCGCTGTCGGCGGCGGCACGGTTAAAGTCGGCGATGCGTTCACCATCGCTGGTGTCTTCGCTGTTCACGCGATCACCAAGAACAGCACTGGCGTTCTGAAGACCTTCCGCATCACCGAGATCGTTTCTGGTTCGGGCGGTTCGGGTGTGGTTAAGATCAGCCCGCCGATCATCTCCAACGGCGGTTCGACCGATGCTGAAGCGCAGTATAAGAACGTGACCGCAACGCCTGCAAACGGCGCGGCTATCACCTTCCTGAACACTGTGACTGCGGCTGTGAACTGCTTCTGGCACAAAGAGGCAATCGAGTTGCTGCCCGCATCGTTGGCGATCCCGACTGATGCTGGTGCTGACATCATGCGTGCTACGACCGATCAGGGCGTTGAACTTGTGATGCAGAAGCAGTTCGACATCAACACCCAGAAGACCAAGTATCGTTGGGACGTTCTGTTCGGTGTGGTTCTGTTGCAGCCCGAAATGGCTGGCATCCAGTTGTTCTCGCAGACCTAACAACAACGGGGAAGGGGCTTAGGCTCCTTCCCTACTTTTAACAGGGGACTGACATGCCGATCAAAAAAGGTTACAGTAGCAAAACCATCGGCTCCAACATCAAGGCGGAGATGAAGGCAGGAAAGCCCACGAAGCAGGCAATTGCTATTGCTCTCAGCACTGCTGAAAAGGCTGCAAAGAAAGCGGGCAAGCCGTCTAAAGCGCCCAAGAGGAAAATGGCATGACTGTGATGCTCTACAAATCGCCGGGGCCGCACAAATTCCACGGCGGTGATTTCGATTATATCATTGCTGAAGAAGCTGACGTTGATGCGCGTGTGGCCGAGGGCTGGGCGCTGACAACGACTGAGGCCAGCGACAAACCCAAACGCGGTCGCAAACCAAAGGTTGAGGAATAAATCATGGCCTTCACGAAGCGCGACATCATCAACCAAGCGTTTGCCGAAATTGGCATGGCCGATTATGTGTTCGACCTGCAACCGCAGCAGCTTGATAATGCGCTTCGCCAGTTGGACATGATGATGGCCACATGGAACGGCAAAGGCATTCGCGTTGGCTATCCGCTGCCGTCATCTCCCGGTGGCAGTGATCTGGACGAAGTGACAGGTGTGACCGACATGGCGCTGGAAGCCATGTATTTGAATTTGGCCATTCGGATTTCAAGTGGGTATGGCAAGACTGTCAGCCCGGACACAAAACTGGCCGCGAAATTCGCCTACAGTCAACTGCTTGGCAAATCGGCGCTTCCGATTGAGATGCAGATTGGAAACCAAACCGTTCCGTCTGGTGCTGGCAACAAGGGCTGGCGCTACTACAACAACCCCTATTTGCGTCAGCCTACCGATCCTTTGACGGTTGGCTCTGATAGCATTCTTGATTTGGAGTGAATCATGGCTAACATCAACCAGCTTTCGTCTACCTCAACACTGCAAGGTGGCGACCTTCTAGCCGTCTGGGCGCAAAACAACGGCGACACGCGGAAGGCTTCCATGTCGCTAGTGACTGACTACGTTGTTGGCACAATCGACCTTCCTGTAGCAATCATGCAAAGCCAATACTCTGCGCCAAGTGCAACTGGATTTACAGTGGCGATTGCGGCTGCAAACACATGGCTGGTGTTGAATCCAACCAACGCATTTGCGACCGGGACTGTTGTTCTTCCTAACAGCGTGGCAGACCTGTCGGTTGTTTCCATTGTCACGACCAAAGCAATCACGGCGCTTACGGTTTCTGTGTCTGGTGCTGCTGTAGTTGGTGCGCCGACATCCGCTGCAGCCAACACCGCTTTCACCATGCGCTATGATGCAGTGACGAACTCTTGGTATCCTGAGAATCAGAACTTTTTGAGCGCAACTGCGTTTGCTCTGACCTTGCTTGATGATCCTGACGCTGCAACGGCTCGGACAACCTTGGGCCTTGGGACGATTGCAACGCAAGCTGCGGCCAGTGTGGCTATCACGGGCGGATCAATCACTGGCATCACCGACCTTGCTATTGCAGATGGCGGCACTGGGGCATCCACAGCCGCTAACGCCCGCACCAATCTTGGCGCTGGTGCAGTTGGCGGGAACCTCTTCACTGCAGCCACGGCACTCGCAGCGCAGCAGGCTATGGACACCGAGATTGGCGTAGATGTGCAGGCATACGATGCCGATCTGGGCGCTTTGGCTGGCTTGGCCGCAAACGGCATGATCGCTCGCACTGGTTCTGGAACGGCGTCTGTGCGCACCATCACCGCCGGGGCTGGCATCAGCGTTGCGAATGGTGATGGCGTTTCTGGCAACCCGACCATTACGTCAACAGACGTTCTTGAGAATGTCTCAGCGGCCACCATCGCTTCCATCGTCAACGCGATCAACACCACTGGCAAGGCTGCTGGCAAGATGGTCTGGGATACCACTAACTCGAAAATCAAGGTGGCAACTGGTGCGCTTGCTGCATCGACTTGGGTAGACGCAGATGGCACAAACGCTGTGACGCCATCTTAATATGACACAGCCACAAGTGCGTGGCATATAATGTAAAGGAAAGCAAAATGTCCACGTTCATCTATCCTGCGTCAGTCTCTACCGCGACAGATGTCATCATCCCGGTCGGCCAGACCCTAAGCGTTGGCAGCACTGGCAATCAACAATCGTTTGTGAGCGTCAACAACACGCTGGTTGCGCTGACCAACCGCGCCCAGAGTTTTGGCCCATACACGGGCGACCGCATCGCAACCATCACCAACTATTATTCGACGGTTGAATATGACGTTGGCCTTTCCCCAGTGCTGCGCAGTTTCCCGAGTTTGGTTAGCGAAAACGTTGTTGGTGTTGGTCTAGTCGAACCCGCTGCAACATTCGCAACGCTGACCTACGAAACCGATGCTGGCCTTGTTCGTCTTGTTAGCGCCGGGGCGCATGGCTTGACAGCGGCAATCGCTGTCGGCGCAAGCGTCTATGTGACTTGGGCAACAGGCACTGGCGTCAATGGCCTTTACGCGGTCACTGCGCTTGATGCAGACACAACTGGCGTAAAGATCACCATCAACTACCCCTACGTCTTGGGTCTTGGCACCCCGACTGTTGCTGTGGCAAACACAGTTGTCACGCTGGCATCTGTGACCATCCCCGCATTTTCTATGGGCATCGGCGGCGGAATGGAAATCGACTCGCTGTTCTCAATGACGAACAATGCCACCGTCAAAACGCTTGGCATGACTTTGGCGGGAACGTCTATTCTGTCGGCAGCACTTGCAAGCAACGCAAGCGTGTCGGTTCAGAAGAACTTAGTTAACCGTGGCTCATCGGCGATCATCTCCAACGCAACAACATCAGTCGGTCATGGCCTGTCTACGGGCGCAGTTGTTGTTGTGTCGGCAGATGCAACCACCGATCTAGTGTTTGCAATCACGGCACAGCCTGCCACGGCAAACAACCTGATGCGCCTAGAATACTTCAAACTCAACATCAACTTCTGAGGTAGTTGATGCAAATCCCAATTTTGTCGGGCATTTATGCAGACGGATCGCCGAACTTTCGGACATCATATCCGAAGAACATGGTTCCTGTTCCTAAAGAGAATGGGATTTCGAAAGGCTATCTGCGGCCCGGCGAAGGGATCGTTGAGCTAGGAAATGGCCCTGGCATCAGTCGCGGGGCCATTAACTGGAACGGCGAACTTTACCGAGTTATGGGGACCGAGTTGGTTTCCATTTCAGCGGCCAATGTTGTGACGGTGATTGGTGATGTTGGATCAGGTGGCCGAGTCACGTTTGACTATGGCTTCACCTATCTAGCAGTGACATCAGGCGGTCGGCTGTATCTGTATGACGGCACAACACTGACACAAGTGACGGACCCCGATCTTGGCGTGGCTCTAGATGTGGTTTGGGTCGATGGTTACTACATGACCACAGATGGCGAATTTCTTGTCATCACAGAATTGAATGACCCATTCTCTGTGAGTCCGCTAAAGTATGGCTCGTCAGAGGTTGACCCAGACCCGATCAAAGCGATCTGGAAGCTGCGCAACGAAATCTATGCGCTGAACCGCTACACCATCGAGGTGTTCGACAACGTAGGCACGGCAAACTTTCCGTTCCAGCGCATAAGCGGTGCGCAAATTCAAAAGGGCACAGTCGGAACCTTTGCCTGCTGTGTGTTCATGGATGCCATTGCGTTCATCGGTGGTGGGCGGAATGAGGCGCCAGCAATCTATCTCGGGGCCAATGGCAACGCGCAGAAGATTTCCACCCGTGAGATTGAAGAAGTCTTGCAGGAATATACCGAAGCCGAATTGAGTATATCCTACATTGAAGAAAAGATTGACCGGGCGCACCAGCACCTGATCGTCCACCTACCGCGCCACACGTTCGTGTTTGATGGCGCTGCATCAACCGCGCTGTCTATGCCCGTTTGGTTCATGCTTTCATCAACATTGGAATATGAAGACATCTGGAAAGCAACTGAGTGCATCTGGTGCTATGACCGCTGGAACGTGGCACACCCGACAACTACCCAATTTGGCTATCTTGTCGATAACATCAGCACCCACTGGGGCGAGACCATTGGCTGGGAGTTCGGCACGCTGATCGTCTACAACGCTGGCAACGGCGCTTTGTTCCACGACATGGAATTGGTCAGCCTGACAGGCTCAACGGCATTCGGCGTCGATCCCACAATCTGGACGCAGTATTCAGTCGATGGCATCACTTGGAGCGTTGAAAAGGGCATCAGCGCAGGGACCATAGGACAGCGCAACAAGCGTCTTGTGTGGTTCCAGCAGGGGAACATGCGTAACATGCGGATGCAGCGCTTCCGTGGCACCTCTGACGCCCATGTGGCCGTTGCAGCACTGGAGGCGCGGATTGAACCGCTGGCATTTTAATGGCTGATCCAATAGTCCCAACACGCAACCAGATCGCCGCACTTGTTGGGAACGACCCGGCAATGGTCAAGGCGCTTGAACGTCTGTTCATTGTTGCTGGGGATTTGACGCCTGCCGACATTGCCACGCTGACGCAACTGATTATTGACAACAGCTACGCCACTGGCGCAGCAGACAACAAAGCAGATGTTGCACTGTCTGAAGCTGGGATAGCAAAGGCGTTGGCCGATCTGGTGGCGCGTGCGCCATCACCTGCGTCTCAAGAGCAAATCAACAATTTGCAACAGCAGATTTCTGCATTGCAGCAAACGCCACCGCCTAAGGAATACCGCACGCCGCGATACGGGTCTTTCTACGACACGACAACGCAGACGGCTGCTGCGATCAACACCGCTTACGCCATGACGTTTAACACCACAGACCTGTCAAATGGTGCCTATCTGGGAACGCCTACATCCCGCGTCTACGTTGATCGCTCCAACGTCTACAACATACAGTTTTCGGCTCAGGTGGATAAGACGGCTGGCGGTGTGGCGCTGATGTGGATTTGGTTGCGCAAAAATGGGGTCAATGTGCCTGATAGTTCCGGGCAAATTCGCATCCAAGGCAACAATGCAGAAGTCATTGCGGCGTGGAACTACATCATCCAGTTGAACGCTGGCGACTACATCGAATTGATGTGGGAGGTCGACAATACTTCTGTTATTCTACTGGCCGAGGTAGCATCGGCAATCCATCCATCTGTGCCGTCAATCATATTGACTGTCACGGACAACGTTAGCACTTTGGAGGTCTAATCATGGCTGTTACAACGACCGTTCTAATCGCGGCTAAGACAGCCGAGGTGACGCAGACCGCCCAATATACCGCAACTGGCGTCAGTGCGATTATCGACAAATTCACCGCCACAAACTACGACACGGTGGCGCGAACAATCAGCGTCAACCTCGTAACATCTGCTGGGTCTGCTGGAAATGATAACCTGATCGTCAAAACTAAGACGCTTCAGGCATCTGAGACCTACACCTTCCCAGAACTGGTTGGTCAGGTTATCGCGCCCGGAGGGTTTATTTCCACAATTGCCAGCAGTGGCACTGCTATAAACATTCGCGCTTCTGGAAGGGAGATTTCGTGATGGACGACATGATGATTGAATTTGGCTTGCCGAAGCAGAAGATCGTTTCGACATCCGAGAACCGCAAGAACCGCCAAGTCGTGATCGACGAGTGGAAGCTGGGGCCGGAAAAGGCATCGGTCGAACCGTCAGCCAATGGCCCGTTCTGGAAGGGTGTCGCAGCAGCTTGGGACATGAGCGAGAAAGAGGCCCGCCGCCGTCTCTGCGCCAACTGCGAATACTTCCAAAACGATCCCATGATGCAAGCGAAGATGGAAAGCATCCCGCTGGACAAGTTCGATATGGATGGCGGTGGCCGAGGCTATTGCGAAAAGTTTGACTTTATCTGCCATAACCTGCGCGTCTGTCAGGCTTGGGAAGAGGACGAGTAAATGGACTATCGCAGCCTCGCCAGCCAGATCGCAGTTGAAGAAGGCGTTGACCCTGACCTGTTCATGCGGCTGGTCGAGGCTGAGAGTTCATTCGATCCCAACGCCACATCGTCGGCTGGCGCGATTGGATTGACGCAGTTGATGCCCGGCACTGCAAGCGATCTGGGCGTCGATCCGACCGATCCCGTGCAGAACCTTCGCGGTGGTGCGCGATATTTAAAGCAGCAACTGGATAGTTTCGGTGATCCAAAACTGGCACTTGCTGCGTATAACGCGGGGCCGGGCAATGTTCGGAAATATGGTGGCATCCCGCCATTTGAAGAAACCCAGAACTACATCAATCGTATCATGGGCATGGCTTCAACTGGCCCGCAGCCTATGCAGACTGCACCAGCGCAGGGTGATTTCGCCCGTGGGTTTCAGCCAGCCCAGACGTTGGCCGATCTATATCCGAAGCCAGTTGATCCGTATTCGCTGTATGATCCGGCTGCAATTCGGCAGAGGTATATGCTCACATGACAAACCTTGATAAAGCGCCGCTTTTCTGCGATACTGCGCGGGCTGAGACATTGGCCAACCAGCAGGCAAGTTCTGACAAGGGACGGCCAATGCGTGAAATCCTAGAACATCACCTGATTGAGACACTGGCCATCCCAGACGATGCTTCTCATTGGTTGATGGGCATGTGGGACGCAATCCAGTTCTTGGATGATGTTGCTGATGGCGATGCCGTTAGTCGCGGTGCATTTGATCGAGCATTGCATCATTTGCTGGTCGGTTTGCCTTCTAACGCATTCTTTATGGCGCACGCGCAGCAACTTCTACCTGTTGTCGCTGTCCAGCTTTTGAAGTGGCAGGCTTCCGACATTGTTGAGCGTGCAGGCGCGGCTGATGCCCGCAGCTACATGTGGCGGGCTGGCTATTATGATCTGGTGCTTTGGGTGGTTCAGTTGTGTCATGGCTACGATGCTGCTGTGACGTTGGCGCCTGTTGTAATGTCGCTTTATGGCGAGACCGCCGAAGATTACGAAAAGGAGTTCGCCAATGCCTAATCCTATGGTTGCCATGATTGGTGGAAGTGTCGGCAGCGCTGTTATGCAGTCGAGCGCACAGAAAAGAGCATCGTCACAGCAAGCAGCATCTGCGCAAAAAGGAATTGATGAGCAGCGCCGCCAATATGATGCAATGCAGGCATTGTTGAAGCCCTACGTTGAGGCTGGAACGGGTGCTTTGTCTAACCAGTTGGCGCTGGCTGGTGTGTCTGGTGCAGAGGCCCAACAAGCCGCCATCAATGCCTTGCAGCAAGGCCCAGAGTTCAATGCGCTGGTGCAGCAGGGCGAGCAGGGTATCTTGCAGAGCGCAGCTGCTACGGGTGGTTTGCGTGGTGGGAATGTTCAGGGCGCTTTGGCTCAGTTCCGGCCACAGGTTTTGTCTTCGCTGATCGAACAGCAATATGGACGGCTTGGTGGGCTTGCTACGGCGGGTCAAAATGCAGCTACAGGCGTTGGGACAGCCGGACTTCAGACGGGCCAAAATATTTCTAATGCGCTTGCCACACAAGGCGCGGCGCAAGCTGGTGGAACGCTTGCGGCTGCGCAGACGTGGGGCAATACAATTGGCAGCATTGGGACTGGAATCGGTCGTGGCTTGGCCTATCAAGGTTATCAACCACTGGACGCTCAAGGTAACAAAATGGCACCCCTGACATTTGCCCAAGGCTTCATGGGGGGATTCCAATAATGGATCCGATCAATTACATGCTTGATGTCAAGAACCCCATCGAGGAAGCCATTAAGGGCTATACGATGGGCCGCAATGAAATCGCCCAGCGGCAGGACATGCAAATCCAGCAACAAAATGCAGCACGGCAGCAGGAAGCATTTGCAATGCAGAAATCCGCTGCTGACAAAGCCGTGGCTGATGCACAGGCTGGTCAGGCTGAACTGTCGCGGTTGGCAGGCTTAGGCGCGGCTGCAACGGCGGATGATTACATGAAGGCATGGGTGGCAAACCCAGCAATCCGTGATGATCTGAACAACCTAAAAACGATGATCACGGAACCGCAATCCGCAGCATTGCTCCAAACTACTCAAAACATGTATGTCACCACTGCAACTGGAAATATTGAGGCAACACGAAACATCCTTCAAACTAATCTTGATGCGGCAATGAATTCTGGCGATCAGACAATGGTTCCAGCATACAGGGCAGCATTGGATCAACTGGACCAAAATCCAGAAGGCGCAATGTCGCAATTGAAAACAACGGCGGCAATGACGCTGATGGGTTTGAAGGGGCCGGAATACATCAAGGCAATCAACGAAAGCCTTGGCCTAACGCCTACCAAAATGCCGGAAGGATTCCAATCACTTCACCTCCGTGCAGAAGCTGCTGGGTTTGTCCCCGGGACAGATGAATATAAACAGTTCATGGAGTCTGGTGGCGATGAAGGCCCGTTGGTGACAAACATCTTGGGTGACGCAGAGTCAACTTTTGCGAAAGAACTTGCCAAGGGTGACGCCGCACGAATCATGGCTACGATTGACGCTGGGCAGTCCGCATCCCGCAACTTGGTTGAACTTGATAGTCTTTCTGATTTGCTTGGTAAAGTTGATACTGGTGGGTCTGCCGCTGCCAAAGAATGGCTGGGAACATTCGGAATTTCAACAGAGGGCCTAGACGATATTCAGGCTTTTCAAGCGGTTATTGCACGCATGATCCCAGCACAGCGCGAGCAAGGCGCTGGCTCATCCTCTAATCTTGACGTTCAGCAATTTGCAAAAGGCCTGCCAGCGCTTATTAAGCAGCCCGGAGGCAACCAGATCATTATTGAAACTTTGCGTGACATCAATGAATATGACGTTGCGGCATCAATTATCGCTGGACAAGTCGCAGAGTGGGCGCAAACCCCAGCGGCGGACAGAAAGGCACTTGAAGCGCAAGGCCTGATCCTAAGTCCAGCCAACGGTCGCAAGGCCATCATGGACCTTGGAAGCCCTACCGCCGCATACAAGGCTTCTCTGAAGCAGAAGCCGACAGCGACCACCACAACACCAGCACCTGCCGATCCAAAAGCAGCATTCCTAGCAGACCCAAGAATTAAAGCGCTTGACCCAGCACAGCAAGAAACAGCATGGACTAAGTATCAAGAAATCATGGCGGGGCAGTAATGGCAGACCTTGACCCAATTGCACTTGCAGCAGCAATTGCTGAAGCACAATCAAAGGCTGAAAAGCCAAGCGTTGCATCAAGGATTTGGACCGCCATTGCTGGGTCTGATGCCGATCCCAACATCCCATCCGCTGTTAACGCAAACCTTGGCCTGTCGCCTTCTGAATCAGCCCGCATGGTGGCGCTGCTTGCGACCACACGCAATGAAGACCGCCTAAAAAGCGGCATCCTAAAGATAGAACCTGAAACCACATTTGGCACAGATGAATCTGGTCGGATGTATGCAATGTGGCCGAGGTCAGAGAACGGCAAGAAAACTGGCGCACTAACGCGGTTCTATCCGAATGAGCCGGGCCTTGGCATGATCGACGTTATGCAAGCTGCTGGCGCGGTAGGAATGGCTACACCAGTTGGTAGGGGTTTGGCCGCTATCGGCTTGCCAACGGCGGGCTTAGCGGGCGCGGCTGCTATCGGCGGGACTGAGGCTGCATTGGTCGAGGCTGGCAGTTCGCAGATGTCTGGTGCGCCCTATCAAGTGACAGACATTCCGATTGGCGCGTTTGGTGGTGCTGTTGGTCAAAAGTTGATCAACATTGTCGGATCGCTGGTCAACACAATCCGCCGCCTTGGGCCAACACAGGTCTTGGGGCCAGATGGCAGGCTTTTGCCCGGACCAGCAAAGATGGTGCGGGATGCTGGCCTTAATCCAGATCAGGTTTCCGCAAGCGTTGCTGCGCAAATACAAAAGCAAGTAACGGCTGGCGTGGCTCCAGAGGCCGCTGCTGTCACGGCTATGTCTCAAGGGCTACCTACGCCTGTTCCTATGACACAAGGCCAGCTAACGGGCAGCGCTGGGCAACAGCTTGCCGAAGATGCAATGTCAAAGGGCGTCTATGGCGCATTGGCTGAAAAAACCATGCAGACTTTCCGCACGGGCCAGCAGACGGCATTGCGTGAAAACGTCACAGGCATGACAGAAGCCTTAGCGCCCGGCGGTATTCCTATCTCTAAAGGTGAGGGCGGAAAACTGGCACAAGAGGCATTGGCTGCTCTACGCGCTGGTGACAAGGCTAGGTCGGATGCTTTGTATGCGCAAGCCCGTGCATCTGGAGCCGCGGCAATTGAACCAACTACTGCTCTAAACATTGCAGATACTGCTCGATCTGCATACCGTGAAGGCTTCAGCCCAACCACCGCACCAAAGATGGACGAATTGCTTCTGCGGCTTGATGAGATCATGGCGAATGGTGGCGACATCAAGATGTTAAACCAATGGCGCACTCAGGTCAGCAACCTACGCGCTGGGGTGCCAGATGTTGAAGGTGCCGCTGCGGGTGCAGTGCTTCGTTCAGTTGACGCAAACATAAAGAACGCTGTTGATAACCAGCTTTTGATTGGCGACCAGACGGCAGTTGATGCTTGGCGCAATGCCATTACGAACTACGCTGATTATGCGAAGACATGGAAAGACAAAGGCGGCATTCTTAACCTTCTCACTGAAACTTCAGTTCGTGATGGTTCGCGCCAGTTGAAGGTCGCACCAGAGAGTGCTGCCAATGCCATCTTCACCATGACAGCATCGGGCCTTGCGTCAAAGACAGGACTACCAAGAGACTTGCTGACGCTTAAAGCAAAGCTGCCAACTGAACAGTGGGATCAGTTGCGGCAGGAAGCATTTATCCGACTGACTGAGACGCTTGAAAAGGTGGGAACTGGCGGCGCAGAGAATGTTTCTGGATTGGCATTCAAGAGTGCATGGAAAAAACTACTTGAGAACAACCCCGGTGTTGTTAATACTTTGTTCTCCAAGGCAGAGCGCGACACGATTACGCAATTTGCTGACGTTGCTGCTAGAGCAACAAGCACCGTTGTGAACGCGTCAAACAGTGCAAACTCTGCTGCCGGAATCATTCAGAGACTTGGCAGCATGTTTAGACGATCAGCAGGCGGTCAGTTTATTTTGGAAAACTATCTGCTGGGGAAAATTATCGCCGAACCATATGGTCAAGCAGCGGCGACTATGGCAACGGCTGGCGCTAAGGCCCCAACTCAGATCGTTGGCACGTCCAGAGCGGCTGCTGTGGGCGCTGGTGCAGGTGCTGCGCTGTCTCAGGAAGAACAACTTGGACCGCGCATTCCGCTGGTCGGGCGCATGACAATCGGTGGTCAGCAATGATGCTATCCAAACACCCCATTTTCGTGTTAAATAACACGCAAGGAGATCACAAATGACGCTGACGCAACTTGCACCGCCCTATCCGATCTTCACCGACAAGAGCGGATCTCCGCTTGATAATGGCTATCTGTATTTCGGGACGGCAAACCTGAACCCAGAGACGAACCCGATCACGGTCTATTACGACAGCGCATTCACGCAGCCCGCAGCGCAGCCGCTACGCACGTCAAATGGCTATGTGATGCGCAATGGCTCACCTGCAATCATCTATGCTAACAGCCAGTTCTCCGTGACTGTGCGCGACAAGAAAAAGGCATTGGTGATCTACAGCCCAGTTGGCTATGGGTTCACGCCGGGAACGACCGCCTCAAGCACAGATCAGATTACCTACAATCAGGGCGGATCAGGTGCTGTCTCGCGCCTTCTTACGGCCCGCCTTCAGGACAAAGTTTCTGCCAGTGACTTCGGGGCTACTGGCAATGGCACGACAGACGATACTGCGGCTCTCAAAGCTGCTTTTGACTATGCCATCCCGCTTTCAGTTCCTGTCGAACTGGCAGGGACTTATCTCGTCAGCGGCCCGATTCAGCCTTATGATTTTCGCGCAGCGGGTTCCGCGCATATCATATGCCGTGGCAATGTTACGATCAATGTAAGCGCAACGGCCACCGCGTTCCGCGATCTTTTTTATGTTGAGACAACAGCGGCGAATAATTGCTCGATAACTGGCGGGTCACTTTCGATTGACTGCGCCAACAAGGCTGCCAGCGGCATCACCTTCCGACATGGCTCTGGGAGCCAATCAGGTGTAGTCAACATATCTTGCCCAGTTGAAGTTCTGAACTGCTATAACAACGACGCAGCGGCAATTTATGAAAATCAAGGCATCTATATTTCCGGTGATTATGAAGCGATTATTATGGAGAAGCCGCGTGTTGTTGGGGTTTCCCGTGCGTCTGTAAACGGTGCGTGCAAAGGAATTTCCGTCCAAAGGTTCGCTGGTGTTGTTACCATTAACCAGCCCTATGTCTCCACCATCCTGACTGGCGCTGGCACAGCAGACGCAGACGGCATTGCAACTTTTGGCAAGGTGCTTGGTGGGACTTATGCGGCGCGCGGCGGCATCGTGAATATCAACGAGCCAACTTTTATAGACTGCCAAGGGCGCAGCTTTAAAAGCCAATGCTCTGACACAACTGTCTTCCGCCCGCGTGTCTTTCGCAAGGATGTTGTGTCGATCACACAAGGCACTGAATTTGACTTCCAAACAGGCGGGCAGTCGCTTCTTTTCGAGCCATATTATGAATATCGCTTGAATGGCGGTGTGTCTCCACTAGGGTCATCTTTTACATGTGTTGCTTTCCAGCAATTGCTGGATGATAAGCAAAACACGGGCAAGTCTATTGGCGGCGTTCTTCGCACAGAAGCAGCGTTCCCGAAATACGCACTTTCTATATACCAAGCCACAGCGCTTGCTTCTTATACCGAAGTATCCAATCTTGTTGTTGAGCCGATTGGGGCGCTAACTACTACAGCTCTTGATAGGGCTATTATTGAGTTCAGAGGTGACACTGTTGGTGCGAAAAGCACAAAAACGTCTATTGTTGTTCGTGGATGTAAAGGGCCAATAGGTGTCAAAGCTATTGGTTATACAAACTACGACAGTAGTGTTCTTACTTCAAAGCTGTCATTCGAGGTTTCGGATAACTACAACACCCTATCCACTGCAAGCGCCTCTGTGTTTGATAACCTCAGTGGGACACGCATAGTGGCAGTAGAAAAGTTTGTTGTGCGGAACAACTACGGGTTTCGCTCTCTCATGCCTGCTGGGTGGACCTTTAATTTTAACAATCTTGCTTCGGGTAGTGCGTTTACTGTCGACATTGGCGCATCGGTTGTGACTAACGCGCCGGGCTGGGGTGCTTCTGGTTATGCATTTATTGAGGTAACAGACCAGTGGTTCATGACCAACGATATTCACATTCGTGTCACAGTCAACAATGCTGCGGTTGCCAACACTGTGTTCTTCACGCAGGGCGGAAGCACTCCGACTTGGGGGACGATTAGATAATGGCAAATCGTTTTTGGGTTGGTGGCGCAGGCACTTGGAATTTGGTAAATACTACCAACTGGTCAGCGACGTCTGGTGGAGCCGGAGGTGCGTCTGTTCCTGTTTCTGTTGATTCAGTTACATTTAACGCCAGTTCTGGTAGTGGAACGGTCACTCTAGCCCAAGATGTGACGCACACATATATTGATATTTCTGGATTTACTGGAACATTAAACTTTGACTCCAAGACAATCTCTATTAGCGCATCAAATACGACCGTAGTCAGTACGGGATCTGTTACCATGATAGGAAATCCTCATTTCATTCTGACTTATGCAGGTGGCACTGGCACTCGTACAATATCAGCACTAAATTCTGAAGCTAACGCCGCTTCTTTTACTATTAGTGCAGGTTCTGATATTATTGGTTCCCCAGCGCGTGTTAGAAACTACACACTCAGCGATACTTTCACAGGTTCATTAAATTCAGTCGCCCCTACAATTTACGGCGATCTGACGCTATCAGCGAACATGACGATCCCCGGAGGAACAAATGCATGGTCGTTTGGCGGGCTATCTGGAACAGTAAACATCACAACTAAAGGTGTTTTGCTTGACCGTCCTGTTTTTCTCGGCGCCGGAAGTGGCAGCACTGTGACTGTTCGGTTCCAAGACAACTTTACGCAAGGATCAACCCGTGCGTTTACCACTTGGAACGGCACTATCGACGGAAATGGCAAAAACATTTCCATCGGTATCTTCAGTATGCTTGGCGGAACCAAGACATTGACATTGGGCAGTGGGACTTGGTCGGTTGCAGGAAACTGGGACGCAAACACAAATGTGACTGGCCTGACTGTAAGCCCATCATCTGGGATCATCAGCATGAATAGCGCCAGCGCAAAGGCATTCGCGGGCGGCGCGAAGGCATGGCCGACGCTTAACCAAGGCGGCGCTGGAGCGTTGACCATCCAACAGAGCAACAGCTTTGCTAACATCACAAACAGCGTGCAGCCCGCGACTATCACGCTCACAGCTAGCACAACGCAGACAGTCGCTGCCTTTGGCGTGTCTGGAACCGCTGGGAATCTTATCACTCTGAACACCAGTACATCAGGAACGCGCGCAACGTTAAGCGACACTGACGGCACAAATGAGGTTTCCAATGTCTCAATCAAGGACATCAATGCAACAGGTGGCGCAATATGGAATGCGTTTCTGAAATCAGGTAATGTTGATGCAGGAAACAACTCTGGCTGGGATTTCTTCCAATCTGTCGGGCAGGTTTTCAGTCAAGTCTTCAAGTCAATCTTCCGGCCAGTTTTCCAATAGGAGTATCACATGCCAAGAACCTCAGTATCCATAACTGCACAAAACACATTCTCTGATCCAATCAGAATTGTTGGCAGTTTCAATGTGTCGATCAGCGGAACGTTTGTTGCTACTGTGACTGTGCAACGATCCGATGATGGATCAACGTGGCGCAACGTCGATACATGGACCGTTCCTGTAGAAGAAGTTGGTGATGATCCAATCTTGAATTATTACCGCATTGGCGTTGCAACGGGCAACTATACATCTGGAACGGTTGTTGCATCGATCAACGGCTACGACATATGGCCACCGCGTATCTAATATGAGCAGCGTCCAGATCACCCCGCA